GTGGGGAGACAGTAATAATGTATACAGGCTCATAGGCACATGGGAGGGAAAATAAGGAAATAAGAGGAAGAGGTATAATTAAGAAGTCAAGCATTAAGTGGATATTTAATAGGACAGAAGTAGAATCTGTAGACCAAACAGACTGTATTGAGGGGGAGGACTAGATTAGACTTGACTTATGTTAATAAATATGTTATAATAGTACATTAGTGTCTTAGGGACGCTTTAGAGTAATCCTTTAAGAGTTTACAATAATAATAAATATAATAACCAAACTACATAGGTAAGTATCACACGGGTAGAGCTATGTCACTAAAGTGATAAATCGCAACTACCTTATTGTATGTCTATAACTATTAGAATCCCCGTTTAGGCGGTCAAGAATCTAGGTCATTTAATGAGTAAATCAACAGAAGAATTAAGTCCTCGTACTGGAAAGAAAAAGACTAAACATAAAGGAAGTTCATTACTCTATAAGGGTATGCCTCCTTTAAATCCAGCAGGAAGACCTAAAGGAAGTGTCGGTAAGTACACCCAACTCTCTAGAGAATTAATGTCTGAGAGAGGGCCTGATATAGTCAATAAGGTAATTGAATTGGCTATGGAAGGAGATACTACATGTCTGAAGATGTGTCTGGATAGAATACTGCCCCCTAAGAGGGATGTTGAAGTTAAACATGAAGGCGGTCAGGCTATAAACATCACTGTAGCTCAGTTAGGCAATCAAGCTCAGGATGCCATAGAACACGTAGGTGGTCAGGTTATAGAACACAGCCTATCTAAATCTATTGCAAAGAGTAAAAAGAAAGAGGACAAGGCATACGATGCTATAGTAGTGTCTGTTCTAGAAGAAGACGAGAATGAGTGATATACAGGTAAGTCTAACTCCTGCACAGATGGAGATATTTAACTCACCAGCTCGTTTTAAAGTAGCAGCGTGTGGTAGACGTTTCGGAAAGAGTTACCTTGCAGCGTGGACGTTATTGATTAAAGGTCTAGAATCACAAAGCAAGGATATATTCTATATAGCCCCTACCTTTCAACAGGCAAAAGACATTCTATGGGGATTGTTGAAAGATTTGGGTAGAGATGTGATAAAGTCTACTCACGAAAATACAGCTACAATAACCCTAATAAACGGTAGGAAGATATACCTGAAGGGTTCGGACAGACCAGATACACTACGAGGTGTAGGTCTGGCATATGTAGTGATGGATGAATATGCTTTTATGAAGCCCTCTGTCTTTGAACAGATCATCCGACCTACCTTAGCTGACGTTAAAGGTGAAGCCCTATTTATCGGAACACCCGAAGGTCGTAACCACTTCTACGATATATACGTAGCTGCACAAGACGACCCTGAGTGGGAAGCCTTTAGTTTTAACTCTACTGATAATCCACTGATAGACCCTAAAGAGATTGAAGTTGCTAGAAGGTCTATGTCTTCACAGGCATTCCGTCAGGAGTTTGAGGCTTCATTTGAATCCTTCTCAGGCGGTATCTTTAAAGATGAATGGTTTGAAACCTCAGAAGAACCAGACTACGGACATTACATTGTCTCGGTTGACCCTGCTGGTTTTGAGCAATCTGCTAAAGATAGAGGAAAGTCTGGTTCTAAACTAGATGAAACCGCTATAGCTATAGTAAAGATTTGTGGTGATACTTGGTGGGTAAAAGATATATTACACGGTAGGTGGAACATAAAGAAGACCGCAGAAAATATACTTAACTCTGCAATAGATAACGAAGCGTCTACAGTAGGCGTAGAGTCAGGGGCTTTGAAGAATGCAATCATGCCCTATCTAGAAGACCTAATGAGAATACAAGGTCGATGGGTCGTAATTACTGATGTAACTCACGGTGGTAAAAAGAAGACTGACCGTATCACATGGGCCCTACAGGGTCGTATGGAACACAGAAAGATCAAGTTTAATAAAGACAGAGATTGGAAACACTTTGAAGATCAAATGATTTCTTTCCCTAGCCCACAAGTACACGATGATCTGCTAGATGCTTTAGCATACATAGATCAAGTATCAGTAGCAGATTTTACCAACTCTATCGAAATAGAAGAGTGGGAACCAATGGATTTAGAAGCAGGATATTAAAATATGATTGAGCAAGAAGAAGACCAGTATCAAGGACTATCCTCTTGGCTAGGCGAACGTCTAGAAACATGGAAAAACCATCGTGACCAGAACTACCAAAAGAAGTGGGATGAATACTATCGTCTGTGGCGTGGTATCTGGGCAGAGTCTGATAAACTACGTGACTCTGAATCTTCTCGTCTAATTAACCCTGCTCTACAACAAGCGGTTGAGTCTACTGTATCTGAATTAGAAGAAGCAACCTTTGGTCGTGAGAAGTGGTTTGATATTAGAGATGATGTATTAGATGAAAATCCCTCTGACATAGCATACTTGCGTAAGGTACTACAAGAAGACCTAGAGTTAGATGGGGCTAAACAGGCCATTAACGAAGTTTTCTTGAATGGTGCTATCTACGGTACGGGAATTGCTAAAGTTGGCATAGAAGAGAAGACAGAGCGTGTCATAGTAGAGACACAAGTAGAAGGTACGCTAGATGGAACTACAGAGCGTAAAGTAGTTGAAGTAATTAGAATGGCAGTTCCATTGGAAGCAGTATCTCCAAAAGAATTTATAATTGATCCTGCTGCCTTGTCTATTGATTCAGCATTAGGAGTAGCGCAGGAGGTTATTAAACCCCGTTACCATGTTGTCAAGGGCATTGAAGCAGGAACTTATCGGGATGTTCCATTAGGAGCAACCAACACAGGCATACATGACTTTGGATTTGATCCAGAAGATAATGCTGGCGCAGAAGATGATCGTGTTAAAATCACTGAATACTGGGGCCTAGTTCCTAAGCGTTACTTATCTAAAGAAGCTGATTCTGGTGAAGAGTTTGACTATGACACAGATGAGTTAGTAGAGGCAGTAGTTACGTTAGCTAACGATGATGTGGTACTTAGGGCAGAAGAAAATCCTTATTTAATGAAAGATCGTCCTTTTATTGCTTATCAGCATGACCGTGTTCCTAATAAGTTTTGGGGTCGTGGTGTATGTGAAAAAGGATACAACCCACAGAAAGCATTAGACGCTGAATTACGTGGTCGTATAGACGCTTTAGCCTTAACGACACACCCAATGATGGCAATGGATGCTACACGTATCCCTCGCGGCACTAAGTTAGACATTAGGGCTGGTAAAACCATCTTAACTAACGGTGATCCTCGCGCAATTATTCAACCATTCAATTTTGGACAGTTACAGCAGCACACATTCCAAGAATCTGCTGAATTAGAGCGTATGATTCAAATGGCAACAGGTGCTATGGACTCAGCAACCAGTATGGCAGGAAATGCCCGTAATGGCACTGCTTCTGGAATGTCTATGATGCAGGCAGCCTCAATTAAACGTCAGAAACGTACTCTATGTAACTTCCAAGCTGACTTTATGATCCCTTTCATCAAGAAATCAGTATATCGCAAGATGCAATTTGATGAAGAACGCTATCCTGTACTAGATTACCAGTTTACACCTTACTCTACTATGGGAATTATGGCTAAAGAGCTAGAGACAACACAGACTGTACAGTTAATGTCTATGTTACCTCCTGAATCACAAGCCTTTAACATGTTATTGCTATCAGTATTTGAAAACTCTAGTCTAAATAACCGCGAAGAGATGATGCAAGCAGTACAGCAGATGATGCAGCCTAATCCAGAAGAACAAGAGATGCAACAGCAGCATATGCAGATGGAAATGGCAGCTAAACAAGCTGATACAGAGCTAGTAGGGGCTAAAACACAAGAAACATTAGCTTCAGCGTACAACAAACAAGCAGACGCTGCTATGAAGGTTCCTAACGACACTGATGCACAAGAACGTATCTTAGACCTACAGAAGAAAGCCATTGAGCTACAGAAGAAGCAAATGGAAGTGTCTACGTTAGAGTCTGAAGTAATACGAAACATTCCTGAGATGAAACATCTTGAGTCTGAAACAATGCTTAACTTAGCTAAAGCAGCACAGGCATTAAACTAGTATGAAAGAAGATAAAGAATTTTTTGATGGTAGGTACAGGCTATTTGAGACAGGCGGCTGGCAAGACTTAATACAAGAACTTGTAGTCATGTCTGAATCTTTAAATCAAGTATCAACCATTAAAGATGAAAAGTCCCTATACGAAGTACAAGGGCAACTGTCTATACTTAATATGCTGATCACATTAGAGGAACAGACAAAACTCATCGACACGGACAACTCTATTACATAGGGCCTGTGTCATTTTATTAACTCCACAATCTATTTGATAGACGGAGAGTAACACTATGGTAAACAACATTGTAGTTGATCCTATTGAGGATTTAGAAGAAACTGTAACTGAAGATTTCACCTCCCTAGAAGATGGGGACACAGGTGAGCAACAGGAACAAGAATATGAAATGCCTAGTAAGTTTCAAGGCAAGTCCATCGAAGAAGTTGCTAATTCCTACGCAGAACTTGAGAAAGAGTTAGGTCGTAAGGGTCAGGAAATCGGTGAACTACGAAAACTTTCAGATGAATTTCTTAAAACTCAAGTACAGGCTAATCAACAAAATAATCCTAATTCTGAAGAAGAGGCTCCTGATTTCTACGAAGACCCACAAGCGGCAATCCGAAGAGAAATTGATAACCATCCTAAGATTAAGGAAGCTGAAGCAAATAATACAAAGAGTCGCAATAACGCGGCTATACAAGCTATTGCTCAGAAACATCCTGAAGCTCAACAGACAGTACAAACACCTGAGTTTAAGGAATGGATTTCCCAAAGTAAAATACGCCAGCGTCTGTTTCAAGATGCTAATGCTTACGACTTTGAAGCAGCCGATGAACTACTTAGCAATTGGAAAGAACGCGCAATGATTTCCAAGACGCAAGAAGTTAAAACTGCTCAAGGACAATCTAAAGCAAAAGCTCTTTCATCAGGTAAAGCGGAAAGTAGGTCGTCTGGGGACTCCATTGGAGGTAAGAAAATTTACCGTAGGGCTGACCTCATACGTTTAAAAAATAGTGATCCTTCACGTTATGAATCACTCGGAGATGAAATCTATCGGGCATACGCAGAAGGACGCGTTAAATAATATTATAATTAACACTGGAGTTAATTCACATGGCATTAGGTACAAATCACGTAACAGGCTCAACAGCAGCCGCCTTTATCCCCGAATTATGGTCGGATGAAGTAATTGCTGGATACAAGAAAAATCTTGTACTAGCTAATCTAGTAACTCGCATGAGTCACGTAGGTAAGAAAGGTGATTCAATTCACATTCCTTCTCCTAGTCGTGGTGCTGCAAACGCAAAAGCTGCTTCTACACAAGTAGTGCTTAATTCTCCTGCAACCGCAGATATTCTAGTTCTAATTAACAAGCACTATGAATATTCAACTTTAATTGAAGATATTGTAGAGAAGCAAGCATTGTCCTCTCTACGCAGGTTCTACACTGATGATGCAGGTTACGCCCTAGCTACTCAAGTAGATACTGATCTTTTCGCTCTAGTTCCTGCTTTAAATGGCGGTACTCAATTAGGCGGTGACGGTGGAAGTTCTTCTGCTGACATTACTGATGCAGGTATTCGTAAATTCATGCTTGTTATGGACAACAATGACGTTCCTATGACGGGTCGTTCTTTGGTAATTCCACCTGTCGCTAAGAGTGACTTGTTAGGAATTGCACGTTTTACTGAGCAAGCATTTGTTGGTAACGGTAATGCAATTAAAACTGGTATGATTGGTAACGTATATGGCGTAGAAGTGTTTGTATCTTCTGCTTGTCCTGTAGTTAATGCTACTCGTATTGGTGTAATGCTACATAAAGATGCTTTGGTACTTGCAGAGCAACAGAGTGTTCGTTCACAAACTCAATACCAGCAGCAGTATCTTGGTGACTTGTTCACTGCTGATACTATCTATGGTGTTAAAGAGTTGCGTGACAATGCAGGAATTAGTTTTATCGTGCCTTCAGCTTAATTAATGCGAGGTGCATTGATTTTTCACAAGCTTAACTTAGTTAAGTAGCTGACAACAGAGGCCCTTACTACGGTGAGGGCTTCTACTTACTTATAGTATCTAGGAAATTATATGCCCATCTACTCTTATAAGTGCGAAGACAATCACGTAACAGATCACTTATGTCCTATCTCAGACCGTAACAATGCAAAATCATGTAAGGTTTGTAGAGCCGATGCTCATATGATTATCACCCCTGTTAAAGTATCTCTAGATCCAACTGATCCAGCTTTTGCTGGTACGTGGTTAACTTGGGAACGTAACAGGGCAAAGCAAATGAAACAAGAACAACGAATACAACAAAGCAGGGAGGGTTAACCTATCTTTGGATTTCCTATAGAAGCTATCACTATGATTCTAAGCGTCTTAGGCGGTGCTGTAATGAAGATGTGGTCACAATCACAGAAAGATAAGGCTGACCAGCAAAAAGCTCTCATACAGCGATTCTCGGCCTCTGAGGATAGTGTAGAGTCTGCTAGGGCCTATCAGAACCCTAACGCCCAATGGATCAGACGTTTCTTAGTTGTATCCTTTATGGCTATGGCAGCTTTTATATTAATAGCTCCTATACTAGACCTTCCAACTGTAGTTCCTGTTGAAGTAACGAGTGGATTTAAGTTTCTATTCCTTGACTTCACAAATACAGTTACTGAATGGAAAACATTAAAAGGAATGGTTACTCCTGAGTGGCTACCTCATGCAATTATGGCTGTCGTAGGTATGTATTTCGGTCAGTCTATAGTTTCACGTAAATAAATTTAAACACATAAGGTAAACAATCATGGGACTAGATAGGGGTTTAAATTCTTCATCGACTAATCCATTAGGAATTGATGATGATGATTACACAGCAACAACTAGAGGGGCACAAGGGCCGAAAGGTGACGATGGAGCTTCTACTCAAGACTACATAGATAAATTTAATACGGTAGTTACTAGCGCAGCCGCAGCAGTAACCAGCGCAACTAACGCAGCTAGTTCTAACTCACAAGCCGCAGCACAAGCAGCTATTGCTACAACTAAAGCAGCTACCGCTACAACTAAAGCAGTTACTGCTACAACTAAAGCAAGTGAGGCATCAACTTCAGCAACTAACGCAGCTTCAAGTCTTTCAGCTATGAATGCTGATGTAACAGCAGCAGCAGCTAGTGCATCAACAGCTACAACTAAAGCATCTGAAGCAAGTACAAGCGCATCAACAGCTACAACTAAAGCATCTGAAGCAAGTACAAGCGCATCAACTTCAAGTACACAAGCAACTAATTCAGCTAACTCTGCTACTGCTAGTGCTAACTCAGCAACTGCTTCAGCCAATAGCGCAACGGCAGGAGCTAACTCTGCTACTGCTTCTGCAAACTCTGCAACGGCAGGAGCTAACTCAGCAACGGCTGCTGCTGCTAGTTTTGACTCATTTGACGATAGGTATCTTGGGGCAAAGAGTGCCAACGTAGCTGTAGATAATGATGGTAATTCTTTAATTACTGGCGCACTTTATTTCAACAACAGCGCAAACTCAATGCGCGTCTACAATGGCTCAAGCTGGCAAGATGCTGGCTCAGCAGTTAATGGAACATCACAACGAGTCGTATACACAGCCACCGCTAACCAGACTACCTTTTCTGTTACTTACGATGCAGGATTTGTTGATGTATATTTGAACGGAATAAAATTACTTTTAGCTACAGACTTTACAGGTACGTCAGGAACTAATGTAGTTTTAGCTACAGGCGCAACAGTAGGAGATATAGTAGATATAATATCTTATGGCGCATTTAACGTAGCTAACACTTACACACAAGTACAGATAGATAGAAAAATCAGTTTTGAAATAGATGGGGGAGTTGCTAACTCTACCTATCTAACAACTCAATTAGTAGATGGAGGCACAGCGTAATGGCTAGTATCATTCAAATTCGTAGGGACACCGCTTCAGATTGGACAAGCGCAAACCCTACACTAGCTCAGGGTGAACTGGGCTTAGAGACAGACACACTCAAATTAAAAGTAGGTACTGGCACAACCGCTTGGAACTCACTAGCTTATTACACATTAGCCACAGCAGGATTCCTAGCTACCACTGGAGGCACTATGTCTGGTGGTTTAGGCATGGGTGCAAACGATATTACCAGCACAGGTAAGATTCTATATTCTAATATGTACGCCCAAACTAGCGATCTTCCCTCTGCTAGTACATATCATGGAATGTTTGCTCACGTACACGCAACAGGTAAAGCATACTACGCTCATGGAGGCGCATGGGTAGAGCTTGGAAATCAAACAGACGTTACAGCAGCATTAGCTAAAAGTGGAGGCACAATGTCTGGTGCTGTGAACTTTGCAGACCAGATAGTTCAGCGTCCTGTCCTAAAAGACTATGGCGAGACTAAGGTGGCAATGGCTGCACACGCAGTAGACCTCACGCTCGGTAATGTTCAAACATACACCCTTTCAGGTGGACAAACATTAACTTTCACGAATCCCCCTGCTTCTGGCACTGCTGGCTCATTTACCCTTATTGTCACGAATGGCGGTAGTGCTACGCTCACATGGCCTACATCAGTCGATTGGCCTGCCGCTACTGCACCCACCTTAACTGCTTCTGGTGTTGACATACTATTCTTTACGACTTGTGATGGTGGAACAATCTGGTACGGAACTGCTGTATTGGCTATGGGGTAGAGTATGACTATTGAAAGAAAAGTAGGCATGGGTATCGCAGGTCAACCTAGTGGTGATGCGGCTAATGTTGCAGAGGTGTTTAGTACATTTTTGTATACTGGTAATAGCGGCACTAATGTTATTAATAATGGAATAGACCTAGATGGTGAAGGCGGTATGGTCTGGATTAAATGTAGAAATGTTACCAATAACCATTACATTGTTGACACTGAAAGAGGTGCTTCTAAGCTTTTGTATGGCTTGGGGACTGCGGGTGAAACTACTTCAGCAAATTCATTAACCTCATTTAACTCAAACGGGTTTACTCTTGGTGCAGATGATACCGATGGAATAAATAAAAACACTAGGTCGCAAGTCGCATGGACATTCCGCAAGAAGGAAAAGTTCTTTGATGTTGTAACTTGGACAGGAAATGGCGCTGATGATCGCCAGATAGCGCACTCTTTAAATTCAGCACCAGCTATGATGCTTGTAAAACGGACAGATTCGCCAGAGAATTGGGCCGTATATCACAAAAATGCTAATGGCGGTGATGCTTATCTTAAATTAGACATAACAGCAGCACTAGATAATAGAGGGGAACTTTTATGGGGAAATGGTACAAATTTTATAGCCCCTACATCTACAGTCTTTACGATAGGATCATTTGGCAGTTTAGCTAACGCTAACGGAGGCACTTACGTAGCCTACCTATTCGCTGATAACTCTTCTGAGGATGCAGAAGATCAGATGATAAAGTGCGGTAGCTATACTGAAGCAAGTGGCGGTGTTTCTGTAAATCTTGGATGGGAACCTCAGTGGTTACTTATAAAAACTTCAAGTGAGGCAGGAAATTGGTGGATTATTGACAAGCAGCGTGGTTGGACAGCCGATGGGGCTGTTGATCTATTAGCACCTAACACAACTGGCGCAGAAATAGGCCCAGCTAGTGGCAATTGGAAACTAACAAGTACGGGGTTTGAAAGTCCTCCTTCATCTTCGACCCCAACCTACATTTGGATGGCAATACGTGCGCCCATGATGAAGGAGCCAGAAGCGGCTACTGATGTGTTTGCTATGGATTTAGGCACAGGTTCAGTGCCAAGCTTTATAAGTGGCTTTCCCGTAGATATGGCTTTTAATTCTACTTATGCAAGTGCCGCTACCCATAAAAT